TAATTTAAACCTTGTGCATTATTTTTGAGAACTCTTTCATAAAAAAATGTTCTGTTTGGTTTTCTATTAAGAGAAATAATTTTTCCTAAAATACCAGGAAGAGTTCTACCAGAAGTATCATTAATAAATAAATCTCTGTTTTCGTATAAATCTCTTTCCCTATTAGTTAATGGGATATCAACACGTTCATCAGGTATATCACCTGGAAGTAAATCTTCATCCTCTGCAACGAATCTATTTTGAGATCTTAATTGATTTATATTTTGTTGTTCAGTGCTTCTGTCATCTGGACCTGGTCCTCTTCTAGAATTTCCTGCACCAGGAGATACGTTACTAGTTCTAACATCACCAGTTGGTGAAATACTTACTTCTTTACCAGAAGCATCGGCCCCGCCTTTAAGACCTATACGTCCACCATTTGCTAATAATTGTTTCGCTATTTGAGTTCTAGTTATGGCCATTGTACTATTCTATTTTGTTTTTCCAAATAAATCAAGACTCGGCATTACGACATTTACATCTTGAGCCATGTCATCTGCTTTATAACCTTTAGCTTCCCAGTCTTTTCTTTCCTTAAAAAGCTCTCCAGTTTCCTTATGTCTATACGTTGTTTCTACTTTTGCTGGTTTTAATACTTCCATTATGTTGTCACCTCTCTTGGCTGTATTTCTAATATAGAGGCTATGACGTGCAGCTCATTTGCATCAGCAGCCTGTACTTTTAATACTTCAGCTTCTTCCATAACAAGGGGCTGAGTTAAGAGTTCAGTAGTTGCTTTAGATCCTATAGCTTTGTCTTTAAATAAATTAAATATTGTACCACTAGAATTAACTAATGTTATAGTGATTGTGGTCCCTGATCCGGCGTCCTCGGATACTAATAAAGATTTTACAACAGAAGATTTAAAATTAGGCACTGTATATAGTGTTGTTAAACCTGTTGTAGTTAAATCTACTTTTTTATTTATAAAACTATTTGCCATTAATTTAAAAAGAAGTTAAACGCTTCTACCTCCTCTTTTAATTCTTCTTGATATGTTGTATTTAATTTTTGCACAATCGCATCCAAATCTCTAGCTTGTGCTTCTGCTACTGTATAATCATATTCTTGAGAAGGTCTAGTTATAACTTGTGCTATTTTTGCCATTATCTTCTTCCATCTGGTTGTACATCTAATCTAAAAGTTCCTAACTTCCAATCTTGACTAGTTGATGTATTTTCTATTTTTAATGCAACAGCTCTTGCTCTAGCACGAGTATCTACTTTTTGTGTAGATGTAGTTATGTCAAATGGTCCAAGAGAAGAACTTGCAGATGTGTCGTTTGGAAANTCTCTTAGATTTAATGTAATTCTAGTATTACCAGTTTGTGATATAAAATCAGGTATAAATCTTCTTATCTTCATTAAAAATTCTCCATCACCTCTAAATGTTGCAACACCTGTTTGTTGTCCGGTAGAGGATCTTGATTGTGTAATATCATAATCTCCAGAAGTAATGTTGGCTGTTATTGCAGTTATAGTTCCATTTCTATTTTGATCTACTCCCGTTTCGTGTTCATAGTATGATGTTCTACCCTCAGTATTTCCTATAACATCAAAAGAAGTATCTGTAGCAGCATCATAAGATAATGCATGTGGTAAACCAAATACAGCAGAGTCCCTCCACATTGTTCTAGCTAAAGTTCCTACAGTCCATACAGGTCTCTGTGGTGATGAATCAAAATAATTATAGGCAACCATTTTATTTACTACAGAAGAAGTTGAAGATGGGTAAAACCATATAACTTCACCAAATAAATTATTTAATCCTGCAGATATCATTTGATTACCAGAATCAATATTTATATCATCGTATACATGATCTTCTACTAAACATGGTAATGATTCTAATCTACCAGCATATCTAAAAAAACCATTCTCTGACATCCAATACGCAGCACCATCAACTTCAACACATGCGTTCTGTCCTGCAAGTCCACAGTTAGTTCCAACTTGTGAAAAAGCAAAAGTAAATGGTTGACCAACAAAACGTTGAGTGAACAAAGCAGTATCAGTCCATACATAAATAGCATCTCTACCTCTAATCGCTCCTCTGATCTGTGATCCGTCGGCCAGTCTTTGTGTACCAGCTGTATTGGTTGCTGTAGGTACATATGTATTTATATCCTCTTGATCAGAGAATCTAATAAACATATCATCTTGTGTAGATGTATTTCCAATAGTTGTTTCTGTTCCAAAAAATACTAAGTGTCTATCTGGTGTAGATACAATCATGTGTCTTGATGCAGTGGGTGCACCAGATATAATTGTTGCTCTTGTTGATGTTGCATTTGTTAATGAAGAGTCCCATTCAAAACAAGCACCATCGTGAATTAAACATATTGCTTTGTCACCAAAACTATCTAATGACCACATACCTGGTTCAAGGACCAAGTCTCCTGATGCGGCTTCACCCCATGCAACATAGTCTGTTGAGTTCGTAACTGTTGCACCATCACTGTGAGAAGCAGCAGTTGTTCCTGCTACACCTCTTGTTAGACCTGTAAGTGTGTTTCCACTAACACCTGTGTAAGATATTTCTTCACTATCTATTATAATAAAATTAGTCCCAGAACTTGGAAACTGTGACGCGTCAGCTAATGTAAGAGTTGTAACAGCTGAATTAATGGCGCCATTTAATGTAGTTGTGTTAGCTCCTGCATCTTCACCACCCCAAGAACCTAACCCATATCCAAACCCTTTTGCTTGAACAGCTGGACCAACCGTATAATATTTTTGTATTCTTATGCCTCCAGATGTTGTTGCGCCAGATCCAGATTCATTAGAAGGCATTGTTATTGTCACTGTTGTATTTGTTGGTGTAGATACAACCATAAATTTTTTGTCGTCAAAATCAGAGGCACTAAAATTAGAATTAGTTATAGCAGTAAAATTATCCATTAATAATATATCTCCTGGAACTAAATTATGTGCAGAGGGATAAGTTATTGTTACAGTCGGTGATCCATTGGTTGTACTAAATGCACTTGTAAGAGTTGTTGTTGATTGAATAGGATGTATGTCATAAAACACACCACCAGAAAAAGCGTATAAAATCCTGTTTGTTCCTATAATTGCATATTTTCTAGATAGACTATTAATAAAGTGGTGTAGACCTCTTCCAGCACCTGTTAATTCATTTTGATTTGTATTGCCTAATTGATTCCAACCACCCATTTTTTCAGGTGTGCCATATCTAAATCTAACATTATCACAATCTACCCATTGACCTTCTGCGGTAGTTTCTGATATTTGTTTATTGATACCTGGCTGAAATCCTATTTTTTGTAACATATAAAAACCTGTTTATTAGATGTTATAGCAGATTATGGCTAATTTCAATAGGTTTAAAGCAAGGGGAATCTGTGGTGGATCATCCCCCCGCAAGCCTAATGTATAGATTATTTTTAAATTTTTGTCAACTTAACACCTCTAAATGAAGAAGGCAAACCTACCAAAGGTCTCTTATCTAAGTAGTTTTCTTCAGCATTTTTAGTGTTAGCTTTATTGTAATGTAGAAATACTTGTCCACAGTTATCACCTTTAAATTCATCTCTCCAATGTTCAAGTTCACATCCAGAATAAATTAACATATCTCCAGGTTTTAAATCTACTTTTATACCTGCTTGACCTCTCTTACCCGTTGGATCAAGATATATTGGCCAAGGATCACCACCTAAATTTAAAGTAGTAGATATTTCACAGGCATGTCTGTCTTTGTGACGAGCTAAAATATCACCATGTTTATATATTCTTGCATAAGAATATGTTTCAGATAATTTTAATTTAGTATGTTTTTCCATAACAGGTTTTACTTCAACTAATAAAGTTTCCATTACAATGTCAGCATAATTTGAATAGGTATTTGGAACTTGTGAATCAGTCCATACACCAAAATGTTGTGTAAAGGGTGATATATGTTTTGTATCAAATAATACACTTGCAACATTTCTTTTATTTTGAAAATATTTATAAACAAAATCTGCTAACTCTTTAGATATTGCTTTTTTTAATACTGCATATTTATTTTTTTTAAAACTCATGCTGGCCTTACCGATAAATTAAATGATAAACTTATCCTGTCTTCGTTTGAATTATTTTTTTCAACAAGATGTTCTACATATCCAGGAAACATTACAAATCTATTTTCTCTAGGTTCTATAAAAAAACTATCACAATTTAATATATTAGTTTCTTTTGCCGGCAAATCAGCAATTCCATCCATTCTATAAAAAGAATCTTTCAATAAAATTAGATTTCCACAATCTTGTGGTGTTTTTAAATAATACACACATGCAAATTCAGAGAGAGGATGTACATGCGGTTTATTACTATGTTCTTTATTATTTATATTTAACCAAGAGTTTCCTACGTTAATATTTAATTTACAATCATATTGATAAGTATCTAAATTTTCATTTATCTTTTGTTGTAGTTTGGCTATTAGGTTTAAGAATTCAGTAGATTTCTGCATCCCTCTAGTTTGATAACCTCCTACATTTGTTTTTTCTTGAGAAGGTTCTCTAGATTTCATTTTGTAAGCTAATTTTATTAAAGCCTCTTTTTCTAAATCTGTGTTTTGAATATCATCTACAAACGCTGGCGTAGAAAATACTGTAAAATGTGTCATAATGTTATCCTTGATGTTGGACCACCTAAGTTTCCTCTAGGTAGTATATTAAAAGGTATTGAATATCTATCTTCTTGCCCATAATATTTGTTTATTTGATGGTAAATATAATTAGGAAAAAGAATCATTTCATTTTTATTACTTTCAATATAATAAGACAAAGAGTTGTATTTATTATATTCCGTAGGTTCTATATTCCAAAAATCACTTGTATATGGTTTATGTATTTTTATTTGATTATTATCTTTTAAATAAAAAACACCACTTAAAATACAATGAGAATGTTTATGCATTGATGAATATCCTCCTGTTTTAGTTTTAGTAGCCCAAGCTTCAATAATTTCAAATTCTACATTTAATTTCATCTTATCATTTAACCAGTCATCACAAGCTTGTATAACACTTTTTTTTAAATCAGGTAATTTATCTAACAATGATTTACAGTCAGAACTTCTTAAACAATCTTTGCCTTCAATAGGCACGTATGTTAATTTTTTTAAAGTATCTAATATTTCGTCACAGTTTAAATTAAATTTATATTTTAAAATGGGTTCAGCGAATAAATTTAAATCTTCTACTTTCATATATCTATAATATTATTTAAACTATAAAAAATCAATAAATTATTTTGTTGGTTTTTTATTCGTAGCATGTTGATAATTAAACCAACCCGTTACTATCCCCTTATCTACTTTGCAAGGTAGTCCTCTATGCGCGTGAGTAAAGTCAGTAGGCCACAAAATAGTTAAACCTTTCCTTGGTTGAACTTTTAATTTTTGCCAATAAAATTCTGTTTCTCCTCCATCTCCTTCATTAACATCATTTAAATAAGTCATAAAAACAACTTGTCTTCCAGAAGTTTCTAAATTTCCTCTTTCATAATGGTATTCAAAAAACCCACCTTTATTTGCTTTATAATACTGTATATTTGTTCCTGATGTAGCAGTTTTTAAATAATTTCCAAGTAAATAATATTGCATGTAGTCTCCTAAAAATCCTGATATCTCAGAAAAATATTCTTTTATAAAAGGTGTTTGATTATTATTAAAAAAAGTAACATCTATAGAATTTTTTATACTTAAAACAACACCTTGGCTTACATTTCCTTTGCCTTTATATTCGTTATTGTTCTTGTGGTATTCTATGAATTGATCACAAAGATTTAAATTCTTTAGTTGATAACTTCTAATAAAAGTTTCCATTACTTATAATTTATATTTATGTTAAATCTAGCTTTAGTATTTGTGCAAGTAGAACTAGAATGTTTTTTATGTCCTTCAAAAAATAAAATTCTATTTTCTTTAGAATCAATTTTTTTATTTTCAAACGATGTAAAACCATCGCACGTGTTTAAAGAAAACAAAGCTGACTTATGTTCATAAGGATAATCTACATGTAATTCATTTATATTTATTTTTTCAGATCTAGGATATAAATTTACCACAACTCTAATAACTTCATTGTGGGGTATAAAAAATAATAAATTTTTAGTAAATAAATTCCAATAACCACTTGGAGTATTATCTAAAAATACATTATGGGTCATGTAATAACTTAAATCTTTTTGATTATTTTTATGGTGTATGTTTATTTTTTCTTGAAAATACCAAGGAAAATAAGAACTAAATATTTCTTTCTTTAATATATTTAAATTTTCTTGCGGTAAAAAATTATCTTTTATTTCGTATTTCATTATTTATAACTTTTTCCATCATTCCAAATTACTAAACTATACCTTGTTCCAGAAGTTACTGGTTTAACTCTATGCCAAACAAAAGATGGAAAAATTACAATAGTTCCTTTAGTTGCTATATTTCTAAGATCATGTGCTTTTCTTGAAACATCTGGACGTTCATCTGTAGCTAACTCTAGTTGCCCTCCTTCATACTCGCTAAAATCATTTAAACAAACAGTTACTGACAGCTTTCTCATTAAACCTACAAATTCAATTGAGGGAGCTGCTCTAGCAGAAGCTTCTTTTACTTCTTTATAAGGTTTTATCCAAGCGTCTACATGCCAATCATAAAATTGACCTGGTTGATAAGTAGTAAACTGACATTTTTCGCTTCTACTAAATTCATAATTCCAACCAGCATTTTTATTTGCTTGATGTACGTAAGGTATTATTTCATTGTAAATCCAAGGGTCGTCTAACCAAGCAACATTTGATTTTCTTATTTTACCATTTAAAGAAGCATCACCAACAACCGCATTTTCTGAAGTTTGTTGTAGACCATATTTTACAATATCATCACATAAATTTTTAGGGACAGCATTTTTAAAATACCAATACAAATACTCTATATTCATTCTAGAGATTTTTATACACTAATTAAAATAAAAGTCTAGTTAGTCCAGGTGCCTGCTTTTTGATTTGCAAATACATCTGCCATAGTCCAAATTCCTGGAGCTCCTGTTACAACGCTTACTTCTTTTACAAGAACAACTCCATCACCACCGTCACCACCTTTTCCAGAAGGTCCTCCAACAGCGCCTTCTTCTCCGGCACCACCGCCGCCACCACCAGAATTATCTACACCATCAGTACCAGCTCCAGCAGGATCTCCACGACCACCGGCACCACCGCCTCCAGGACCACCGCCACCAGCTGCATTACCATTAGAAGGTCTACAACCACCACCGCCACCACCGCTATAAATTCCAGCAGTTGGACCATAATAAGGTTGAGGTGCAGAACCAAAAACAGGTGTTGCATCTGCTCCATTCCCACCGGTTCCTCCAGTATTGGGACTACCATTACCACCAGCACCACCAGCACCACCACCAGCACCTGGGTTAGAAGGTCCATTACTTGCTCCACCATCACTACCTTCTGGGGGAGAATAACCTCCAGCATTACCATTACCGGTATATGGGTTTTCTGGTGCTGTTGCAGAACCGCCTCCAGATCCACCATCTAAAACATTAGTATTAGGAAAATTTGATCCACCACCTAAACCATTTCCCATTCCTGATCCACCTCCAGTCGAAGCGATTGGTCCAAAAGAACTATCATCTCCTTGACCATTTTGAAATGGTTGACCATTTAATGAATTTCCTGCTCCTCCTGCTCCAATTGTAACAGATACAGGTTGACCTGCAGTTACTGGGTGAGCTGGTAATAATCTAAAACCACCTCCACCACCGCCAGAAGCATTTGATTGTGTTCTATGACCACCACCTGCACCACCAGCTACAACTAATAAACCTACGTTCTGTGTTTTTTTAGCTACAAAAGTTCCAGGTGATGTAAAAGGTGTTACTACATCTCCTACTGTTGGTTCTTGAACTGGTCCTATAATTCCGCCATTTGCCATAATAATCTCCTTATACTATATCTTCTTCTGGAAGAAAAGAAGAACTTGATGCGTCCCATCTTCTCATTTTGTTAGAAGAAAGAGGTAATTTTTTACAAACCCAAGTTGTTATAGTTTCATTCCAATCAGGTGGTAGAAAATCACAAACTTCTATTTGATCTCCATTATCATCTAATTCGTCAGTTTTTCTACAATTTTGTATGTTTTCTCCTGGGCAAGCAACAGGGGCTGTATGTAATCCTGTTGTAGTATCTAAGACCCAACTTGGAAACGCTTTTTTATCCGTAAAAATATTATGAGTTGAATTCCACAAAGAACTTATTCCAGCATACGCACCTCTTTCGGAGGTTTGTTTATAAGTTTGTTTCCAAAAAGTATCTGGATAAGTTTCTCCCTCAGCTTCATATTGAGCTTTTAATCTAACACCTTGTGGGATGTTATCTTTTACCCATTGTTCTGCTTGAGTTGAATTGTTACCACCATTATTGGCAACGTCTTGATCTGATACAACAATAACTCTGATTACTTCGTTATTATCAATCCTACATTCAGCAAAGTGCGCCATAGACTATGACCCTCCTTAACTTAATTCCTCGTAGTTTATAGTGATAGTTGCATCTGAGGCTACACCTGCTCCAGCTTCAATATTGTCGCCTTCTTCTAAATACAATGCAGTATTTTTATCTACGACTACTAAAGTTGCGTCTGCAGGACATGATATTGTGCTTGCTATCATAATCGGTGAACCACCTGATTTTGTAATAGCTACAGATATATCAACAGCGTTTGTACCATCTATATTTGCTACGATAATGTTATTTACTTTGAAAACTTTTCCTGAAGAACCAGCGTTTGCTAAAATTTCAGTTGTTAAAGTTGTCCCTAAATTAGCTTGAACAGATTTAGCTGTTATTGTTGAAACATTGACTAAGTTTGGTGCTGACATATTTTATATTCTCCTATCCTTATTTACCCAAAAATTAATGAAAAAGCAACAGCTAATCCAGCAGTGGCAATTTTATTTCCGCCTACTTGAGCTTGTCCCGTTCCGTTCGGAGCTATATTAATGTTACCATTTGCTCCATCTGTTATTGTAATTGTTCCAGAATTAGTTCCAGAATTAGTGTCTAAAACAAGATCATGAGCGCCACTAGATGTTATGGCTGCTGCAGCTGCTCCTGTTCCAAATACAGTTTCACCTGATCCTTTTGGTTTAATAGCTAAATCGATATTAGTATCACCACCAGTTGCAGATAATGTTGGATCATTTCCAGTAGCTGCATTCGCAATAGTAAATTCATTTACGGCAGAACCTGTAGCTGTTAATAAAGCTAGTTCATTTCCGTTCGTATCTAAAATAGATGTACCAATTTTTGGTGAAGTTAAAGTTTTGTTTGTTAAAGTTTGTGTTCCAGTGAGTGTAACATCACCAAAATCTAAAGTTAAAATTTTAGGGTTTGTTCCATCATCGGCTGTTGCAAAAATTAATTGATCACCTTTATCAGTTGCAGCAAAAGTAAAAGAAGATCCTGAACCAGATACATATTTAAATTGTACAGTATGTGATCCTGAAGTTGAATTTCTTAAAAAATAAAAGTTTTGAACATCAAGTGGAATAGTTACTATTTGATTTCCGCTTATTGTTCCTGTGAACTCAATCATTCTGTGAGCAAGCTCTGCTCCAGTTGCTCCATCACTAACAGATAGTGTAGTAGTTTGCGCTCCACCATTAATGTCTTTTTGAATAAAACCACCAGAAATTTGTTCTACTAATGATAAATTGGTATTAGTTTTTGTTCCCCATGTACCGGCGTTTTCCCCAGTTGCTTGAAGTTCAATACCTAAAGGTGTGTAAGTTGATGCCATAAATTTTTATCTCCTATGCAACGTCAGTATAACTTGTATTTGATCCAGTTGCAACATTAGAATAACTACTATTTGATCCTGCTGCAACACTTGTATACGTTGTATTTGACCCCGTGTCAATATTTGCATAAGCTTCTATTCCTAGTAATCCTACTGTTGATGTAAGTTGATCCGTAACTAAACCTTGGACTACGTCTGTTATAGTAAAAGAACCTACACTAGAAGTGCTTGATACACCTGTTAAACCTACCACATCTGCAGGTAAAATAGATCCTACTGAAGAGGTAGAGGCTACACCTGTTAAATTAATTAATTCTATAGATCCTGTCGTAAGATCTCCAACAGAAGATGTAGCTGAAACACCGGTAATTGCACTTGGACCAAATTCTAATCCAACACTACCTACCGCAGAAGTAGAGGCTACACCTGTTAAAGGTTCAGTGCTTATACCAAAAGCTAAACCTAAAAGCCCTTCATCCGAAGTTGCTGCTTGTCCGCTAATACTTACAGTAGGACTAATTACAAAAGTAACACTTCCAACACTTGTTGTTGACTCTTGACCAGATACACCAACTACATCTGCTGGAGATATTGATCCAACACTTGCAGTCGTATCTTGACCTACTAAAGGAATAACTTGATTTGGAGATTCTCCCCAAGAATTATCTCCCCATTCATCTCTACCCCAACCAACTAAAGTTCCAACATAAGACATTGTTGGTGTTGCAAAAGTTGATTCTACACCTGTAAGAGGAACTCCTATTTCACCATCAACCTGTAAACTACCAACACTTGACGTTAGAGAGTGGTTTGAACCTATCATTTCTAATAGGTATTTCACCTCTATATTTATAGATCCTACTGAAGAAGTAAGACCAAAACCTGTAACAGAAATAGTTTCATCTGCTCCTTCACCCCAATCAGCAGTGTTCCAAGTTAATCTTCCCCAACCTGTTTCATTAAATTCTTCTGAACTACCTAAAGAAGTTGTTGCAGATACACCTGTTAATTCTACAGTTAAAATATTAGATTGCCATGAATTTTCGTTCCATGCAACTGAGGGGTTGTCCCCACCCCAAATTGATGTTTCCGACATAAGGAGTTCCTCCTTACGCTATACGAATTATTGCGTTAGATGCGTCTGCTGTTGGAAATTGAATTGTGAAAGTTCCAGAAGAAACTGTTTTATCACCACCGAAAGCGATAACTGCTACAGCTTTATCAGATTGAGTATCATTATAAATTAATGCACCATTAGCTGTAAAAGATGCTGAAGTGTAACTAACATCTGCAAAATCACACACTGCAGTTGAACCAGACAAAGCTGGAGTCGTGCTTGTTAGTGTTGCACCACCTGCGCTGTAGGCTGAACCAGATGTATTAGAAATTTCGTTTGATGTTGAATAAGCTGTAGTTCCAGCTCCTAAACTAGCATCGCTAGTAAACAAAGCTATTTTAAAAGTATTACCACTTGACGCTGTAAAATTGTGTGTACCAACTAAAATCTCTTGCTTAAAGCTGTTACAAACTGCCGATGATATTGCCATAATTTATCTCCTATGGGTTTGCTGATTTTACTGGTATTCGAATAGCGCCATCTGTGTAGTCGTCTCTTCGTCTTCTACCAACTTGTTCGTTAGCAAACTTTTGTACCTCTTGTTTATATTTATTTTCGTAAAGTGTCAACATATCAATTGGACCTTTTAAAAACCCATATGTCTCTGAAAGACAGCAATATAATAGACCATTTGGAAAGTTCATGCTTATATAATTTGTAGTATTTCCAGACTCTAAAGTAGCTGGCATTTTATTATAATGCACTCTAAATTTGTAAGTATCATCAGGAACTGGTGCAAGAAACATTCTTCCTGATGTAGTATCGGTATCTCCAGTCGCTCCTCCATACATAGAATAATACTTTGGTTTACCTCTTTTATCAGAAGCCGTTGAAGATACATATTCTTGTAAATAAGTTACATCTTTTTTCTCTAACCAAGTATTAGCACCTGTTATAGCAGAATTAGAGTCATAAACTTGTATACCTCTTACAAACAATGCACCTGCAGGAGCATTAATTGATTCTTGACCTATAACTAAATTACCTGATTGCTGTAATCTATCTGCATCAATAGGAATATCTCTCATAATTCTATATTGAGAATTTAAAATTATATTTTCTAAAATATCTGTAGTTAAAACATTAGAATCTGTTTCAGTGTAATTTCTTATCTGTGTAACTAAAGTTGAATAACTTATCCCAGCCATTATTTATTATCTCCTCTATGCTTTAAACGTATCTTTTTTTGTTTTGCAGTTTCTTCATATATCTCAAGATGAGGATCTTGCTTTTCAGGTTTAAATATATTTTTTATCCAATTCCAAATTTTATTTATCATGCTTCTATTGTTACAGGCCCAACGGAACAACCGTAGCCTCCTCCTTTTATATTACCACTTGTAGCAGTATTTGTGTCAACTGTAAAAAAGAAAAAATTTTCTGTTAGATAAGAACTTCTTGCATCTCTTCCAGGATTACCAGATCCATCTGAATCTGCTTTGTATTTTCCAGTTCTTATTGTGTACCCTGTAGATTTTGCAATATTTGCTCCTGATATACCATCAAAACTTTCTGGGTTTGCATAAGTAAAAGCACTTCCTGCAGAAGTAGTTGGTGGTCCTCTAAACCTATATGTTGTTGAATCTGTTAAACCATGTCCAGGTGAAAACACGTTTATAATTCCTGATCCTGCAGCGTAAGTTTCAAAACCATTGTTAACTATTCTAACAGTTGTAGCGGGTTCTGTTCTATCTGGTCTTACTTGTAGTAGTGCAATACCATCCCCTCCCACAGGTTTAGGTTCTAGTTGTGGTTGTTTTGGTTCAAACTCTGTGTAGTGTACAAACGCACCATTCCACTCTCTAACCATTTCTCTATACGGAAATTCTAAACCCGATCTATCTGAAATAGCTTTTGAATGTTTTCCTGTTGCGTACTTAGACATTAAGTTCCTGGGTAATAAGCTTTTGGTGTAATAAATGTACTAGAAGCTGAACCAT